GGGCAAAATGTTGAATACCTGCGCAAATTGGTGGAGGATGGCACCGTAACATGCCACAACGCACCGTTAACCGTTGAGGCCACAACGCCCATGCAATGTGCCCCGATCATATCGCAGGAAATGATCGATCGGGTGGCGCAAACATATTTGCCAATAGACCGGGCCGCCCGGCTAAATGGGGATTGGGCCGTTGGTATACCCGAGGGCCGTGTATTCGATCAATTTGATGATAATATGATATCCAGTTTACCCGCACCACCGGGTGGCCAATACCAATTTGGCATTGGCGTGGATCATGGTAGCCAACCCAATGCACAGGTTGCCATATTGGCGGCGGTAAACATGGCAGATCCAGATAAACCAATCATTTATGTATTGGATGAATACGTATCGGGTGCGGCAACACCCGAGGCACACGCACGTGCCATTATTGAGATGTGTACACGTAACCACATCGAGCCGGGGGCATGCCGTTGGACAGGCGATAACATACACCACGGATCGGGTGGTGCGGGTAAAATGTCCAATTCATTGTTAACCCGTGCATTAGAAAAGGTATTACAATACCCGCCACGTGGTTTGCCATGGCGCATACGAACAGTGCACAAACCACGTTACAGTGTTTACCATGGTGCGGCATTGATCCACGCATCACAGGCCCGTAAAAACTTTTATATACACCCCCGTTGTAAAAGTACTATAATGAGCCTGCAACGTTGGACGATGAAACGCACGCAAAGCCAACGATCCCGTGATGAATATGGGCATTGTGTTGATGCGCTGCGTTATTGCGTTGTGCCCATTATCGATGTTAAATACAGACCACCCGCCCAAACATTGAGGTATTACTAATGCAACCCATGCCAATGATCCCATTTGCCCCAACACCCGAAGACCAGAACCGATGGCAACACACCGCATTACGCCGCCGCCTGATTATTGGCGCATGGGCCGAGGATCTAGAGGATGAACTAGCCCGCCATTTGCCACCCGATCGCCGTGAATCGTGGGGCCCTGCGGATCTATCCTCAAATCCATTTGAACAAATCACCCGCCAATTATCGGTGTTGTACCATGAAAACCCCGCCGTAACCAATATGAATGGCGATATTGAGGATTTAACAAGCCGGGAAGGGTTGGTAACTAAAGCCGGGTTGTGGCCGTTGATGCAGCGTACACAACAAATGGTAATTGGTTTGCGTGAATCGTTTATCCGAATTGATGTAAACCCCCATACCGATGTTGAAACGGAATATCCCGGCATCCAATACCGATTAGTAACACCCGATTTTGTGTATTGTGAATCCGATCCCGATATGCCTGATGTGCCAAACTATTATCGAGAAATGCGGATCCGCAAACATCCACACACAGGTAAATACGATTGGGTGGCGGATGTGTTGGATATTCGTAATTTAAACAACCCGTTGTTTGGTATGTTTGAGGTAAACAACGATGGTACAATGGGTAAGGATGTATCCGAATTGTACATGGGGCACCCAACACATACGGGTGATGATTACCCATACCGAGATTCACAGGGCCGCCCATTTCTACCCGTTGTATTGTACCATGCAGAAAAAACGGGCTTTTTATGGGATGCGTACAACGGATCGCAAATGGTTTACGGTTCGTTAACAAGTGCCGTTTTGTATTCCATGTGGGTACATTGCGTGCGTGATTGTGCATGGGCCCAAAAGTATGTGGCCGGGTTATCAGTGGCGGGCATGTCGCAAATGGATGTTGATCAAATTGCACGCCGATCCAGTATTGCAACGGATCCGAGTAGTATATTAGTATTCACTCAGGATCCTGACGCACAGGGCCAACCGTTGGTGGGTAGTTTTACCAACCCAACCGATCCACATAGTTTGTTGGAATCAATATCCAAATATGAAATGCGTGTGGCGTTGGCGGCGGGCATTTCCCCCGCCGATATTTCCCGCCAATCGGGCGATCCACGATCTGGTTTTGCATTGGCGGTATCACGCAGCGGCCAACGAGACGCACAAAAGAAATATGCCTCGGTATTCCGTGGGTGCGATGAGGTATTACTAGCCAAAACGGCAATGTTGGCCAATCGCTTTTTGGGTACCAATTTACCCGAGGATGGATATCGGGTATCGTACCACAGTATGCCATTATCACCCGAGGAAATGCGGGCACAACGTGAGGATATACTAGCCAAATTACAGGCGGGTCTAATTAGCCCGGTAACTGCGGTTATGATGATGTATGATGATATGGATATCAAAGAAGCACGGGAATATCTGGCACAAATCCGTGCGGAGCGTGCCGAATTTGGGGTTTAAAATGGATACAATCGTATGTGCACATTGTGGTTATGGATTTATTGCGTTTGATCAATCGTTGATTGTAGCCCATCAAATGCAACCCACCGTTGAGTGGTTGGCGGATGGCAACGGCCAATGTTTTGCTGATTCGATACGGGTAACACATCGCCAATGTCAATATGCGGATACCATACCCGATGATATGGATCGGTATAATTTGTGGGATCGTTGGTTCCCATTGGCAACCCTTAATAAATACATTAAAATAATACGTGGCATGCGGTGGGATGATACTGAACGTGCCAACAAAACAATAAACGAGGTAATACAGGATGCGAACAAAGGAAATTGAGGGCGTTGAGTACGTAGCAAAAGCAGATATCGAGGCCGCAGTACAAGCCCGCATATCAAAATTGAGTGCAAGGGCAGTACAAGCCGAGGAAACGGCACAGGCGTTGCAAACCGAATTGGACAACCAAACGGGTAAATTGGGATCATTGGATACGCTGCAATCCAAAATTGAGGATTTACAAGCCCAATTAACGGATGCCAACACACGTTACGACCGCCACAACGCAATGGCCCAAAATGGATTTACAGATCCCGATCTGCGTGATGCCGTTGAGTGGGCATACAATAAGGCGATGCAAGGCAATGAGGCACCAACGCCATTGGCCGATTGGTTGGCATCCATTAAAGCCGATCCGAGTAATGCCCCATTGATATTACGCCCACATTTGCAAACCAACCCCCAACCCGTTGATCCCTCAACACCAACCGCCACACCCGATGCCGATCCAATCAGCACAACCCCGGATCTAGTATTGGATGTGGCCCCGGCGTTGTTACCACCCAAAACAAACATGGGTGCCCAACCTGCACCAACGCAGCAGGGCGACATTTTAAAACAATTGGCAACGGCGGATTTGGAAACGTACAGGGCCAACCGTGATGCAGCCCGCAAAGCGTGGTTTAATCGTTAAACCATTTACACAACACATAACCCGAGGCATACCATGGTTGATTTACATTCGATCAATACATTTCCATATATTAGGGCGATATCAGCCACCACCAATAATACGCAAATAAAAATACCATCTAGGGCCCGCAAAATAACCGTGGCCACCAAAACGGGCATTTGCAAATTTGCATACGAGGGTACGGATAACGGCACGCCATCGGGCAACCATTTGTTTGTTACCAATTACGGCATGGTAGAGCAAAAATTGGGGCGTGGTAAAGATCGGCCCGCATCCGTTTATGTGGCAATGGATAGTGGCACGGGCACCATTATTGTATCGTTCGAGGATGAATAAACCATGGCAAATGCAAATTTTAGTACAACCCCACCGTTTACACATGATTTCACCAACGCCACAACGATTGTAATCAATCACAATTTGGGATATCGGCCCCATGTTTATGTGATTATCAACGATTCGATTATATTTGCGGATGTGCAACACACTAGCAACAACCGAATGGTTATATCATTCCTAAATTCAGTTACGGGTACTGTGTTTTACAGTTAACATACACGTGTTGCCACATGGCAACCATTGTTAACAAATATAAACAGGATCCGTAATCATGGAATTTTTTAGCCCACAAAACGTGTTTAAAGGCCAGGTATCGATCGAGGGATCGATTAGTGCAGATAACCACGCAGTAACAAAACAATATTTAGAAGCAAACGCCGTTGTTGGCATCGCTACCGATAGTGCAAACTATGCCGAGCTCGTAACCGTAAATGGTGAAAAGCAGCTTAAATTAAAACCCCTCACCATTACTGATGTATCCGTTGATACAACGGCAACAAGCCTTAGTAACTGGATGGCATCCAATTATACCAATGGCGATGAAAAGCAAGAGGGCGATATCATTGTACTCACCAATGTATCGGGCCGTGCACAAACATTTATCCACAACGGTGGTACCGCAGGCGATGCAAACGATTGGGCCGAAATTGAGGGCGCCGATGTATCTGACGCTGAGGTACGTGGGGCGTTGAGCGCATCCAGTGGTGTAAACTACAACAGCGCAACGGGTGAATTTACCGCAGATCAAGCCGAAATCCGTGCATTTTTCGCAGCGGGTACCGGATTATCATATGATAATAGCAATGGTACATACTCGTTAAATGTCGATAGCGACGGAATTAGCGAGGGATCCGCCAATTTGTATTATTCGGATGCAAGATCAAGATCCAGTATCTCTGTATCGGGCAACGGTATTACATACAATAGTGGCACCGGTGTTATCTCGTTGGCAGTGGATA